TGATGGCAGCTCTATCCTTTTCTCCAGTGCTCCTGCTACTAGCAGCCCTTATTTCATCATTACTATTGGATCGGCAGTAAATGTTGGAACGCCTAGTAATAACACAGTCTCAACAGCTATCCTTCAAAATGGATCAGTTACAAATGATAAGGTCAACGCCTCTGCTGCAATAGCTGGATCAAAGATTTCTCCTGATTTTGGATCTCAAGCAGTAACTACAACTGGAAATATTACAGGTAATGATATAACTGCAAATGGTGGGGATTTAACAGTCTCAGGAACTACAGCAATAATTCATTTAACAGATACTAATAATAATGATGACTTCTCATTAATGAATGAGGATGGTAACTTCCGTATTAGAGATGCTACTAACGGTATTAACAGATTAAATATTAATTCTGATGGTGATGTTGCTGTTACTGGTAACTTAGACGTTGGTGCTGGTGTTGATGTAACAGGAAACATCACAGTTACAGGAACAGTTGATGGAGTTGATATTGCAGCGTTAAATACAACTGTCGGAACTAAGGCGGTATTAACTGGATCAACAAACAATACCATTGCAACTGTTAGCGGAGCGAATGCGTTAGTCGGTGAGGCAAAACTTACTTTTGATGGAGATACATTAAAATTTACTCACGATGCTGTTACTGGTTTCGATAGTAATTCACAAGATTTCCTTGTTATAGAAAATGGTGATTCAGATACTTATATAAATATAGCGACTGAAACTACTAGAGATTCTGGCCTTCTCTTTAGCGATGGTACTAGAGCTGAAGGTTATATCACATATAATCATGCCACTGATGATCTTTGTGTTTCGGCTACGGATGATATATGGTTTAGAACTGCTGGTTCAGAGAGATTCCGAGTAAGTTCAATAACTACAAGTGGTTCCAACGAAGGTATTGGTACTTTTGGTACTCATTCTTGGGGGCCGAAATTTCAGGTGTTACAAACTCAAGGTGCAGCTATCGTAAGAAGTGATGATGATGTATGGGGAGGTTCATTACATCTTGCTAAATCTAGAGGTAATTATTCTTCTCGATCTGCTGCTGCTTCTGGAGATCGTGCAGGTGCAATATATTTTGAAGCGTATGATGGAACTGACTGGCAGAACTATGTTGGTGGAATAGAATGTTTTCTAGCAGATACTGTTGGGTCAAACGATACGCCAGGTTATCTTACATTTTCAACGGCTAATGATGGAGCTAATACACTTACAGTAAGAGCACGTATTGATTCGGATGGTTTAAAGTTTAACACCGATACAGCAGCAGCGAATGCTCTTTCAGATTATGAAGAAGGTACATGGACTCCCACTATTGAAGGAAGTAGTGGTAAAAGTATTTCAACTAATCACTCCGCAACGTATGTAAAAATAGGTCGTCTTGTTCATTGTCAATGCTACATAGTCTTAACAGGTACTGGTAATTCTAGTGTTTTTCTCTTGGGTACTTTACCTTTTACAAATAAAGCTCATGGGTATTCTACAAACGTAACTGATTTTGGAAAAGGTGGTAAAAAAGGTGCTTATGCAAGAGTAAATGCTGGTACTACTTATGCGGAATTTTTATACTCTAGTGAAGATGAAGCCAATGACAGAGTAACAATTAAAGGACAGGATGTGGGTAATGGTTATCTTATTACGACAATACAGTATATGACTGATTCATAGACCGTTAGCACGTCTATAAACTAAGCCCCATTAAACCTGTTTTAATCGGAGATTAATCCTAAATGGCTACACTCACAGAAACACAAGAGAACGATAAGATTGAAATCGTTTCTAAGTGGAACATTCAAGTTCGCACTGCAACCGTCATCAAGAAAGACGGTGTAGAACTGACTCGTAGTTTCCATCGTAAAGTATTAACACCAGGAGTACTTAAAGGTGGCGATGGTGCAGATAAAGATGATCTAGTAAATACGGATCTGTCGGGAGAGGACGCTGACGTAAAAGCAATTGCGGAAGCAGCGTGGACATCTCAAGTAAAAACCGACTACACCGCTTTCTTAGTCGCTAACAAATCAAACACTCCTGCTTAATTATCAATGGCATTAACTACAGTAAACTCAGGCGGCATTAAAGACGATTCTATAGTTAATGCCGATATTAAAAGCGATGCTGCGATTGCTCTTAGTAAATTAGCGTCTACTCCAGCCGTCTTGACTGGTTCGACTAATAATACGATTACTACAGTTACAGCAGCGAATACTATTCAAGGTGAGGCAAATCTTCAATTTGATGGGACTGGTTTAGGAATTGGTAGAGCACCAACAGCAGGTTATCTTTTAGATATAGCAGGCACAGGTGCTCCTACTGTCAAAATCCAAGATCTTGATGGGACAAATCAATATTTAGATATATCTCATAACGCTGGTGAATCTTATTGGGTTTCAAGGAACGATTCAACCAAAGGTACTTATAGGTGGTATCAACATGATGGAAGTCTTTCCACTACAATGCTTATCGATTCGAGTGGAAGATTATTAACTTCAGGACAAACAACATCCGTTGCCGATTCAAGTAATTTACATGCTCACATACAATCTCATAGTGCAGATGGTAATGCTTTAAGTATTGGTAGATATTCAGCTAATGCTTATGATCCCTATATAAGTTTTTTCAAGAGTCGAAACGCTACGATAGGTAGTAATGGAACTATAGTTCAAGACGGTGATACTCTTGGAACCACAAATTATTATGGTGCAACTGGGAGTGCATGGGATCATGCTGCATATCACCAAGTAAAAGTAGACGGAACGCCTGGTGCTAGTAATGATATGCCGACTGAATTTGTATGGTATAACCAAGCAGATGGACAACAACACCCTGCTCATACTATGTCTCTTAGAGCAAGTGGAGACTTAGAAGTTAAAACTGGAAATGTAGTAATAGGAACTGCTGGTAAAGGTATTGACTTTAGTGCCCAGACAACTACCAGTACTTCAGGTGCTACTGCATCAACCAGTTCAGGTGATGAGACGTTAGACCACTATGAAAAAGGGATATGGACACCTACTGATTACAGTGGCGCAGGTTTAACTTTTATTTATGGTCATCGTTGGTACATAAGAATTGGTGATCTTGTTTTAGTTAATTTTTACATTACCTATCCATCTAATTCAGATGGTTCATTATCAATAATTGATGGTTTACCTTTTGCAGTAAAAGCAAATAATTACTTTTATCTAACTGGTCGAGTAGCAAGTACCACTAGTGGAGTAAATTTTCAAGTAAATGCAGGTTCAACTGTGCTTGAACCTTATATAGGTGATGCCCGTCAAACAAACGCACAATTAGCTGGAAAGTATATGTTAATAAGTGGTTGCTATCAGATTTAAACCGTTAGACCGTTAGCACGTCTCAAACCGTACCTGCAATAAAACCAACCTAAGCTATACTAAACTCCAGTTATACATTTAAAATGTCCTGTAAAACTATTCCTGAAAAGAAGGCAGAATTAATTGCTGAACTAGAGCAAGTAGTTAAAGAGCATAATGAAGCTCTAGAACTTAAAAACTCTAAATATACTAGATATACCGAAATACAAGCTTCTTTAAAAACTCTTTTAGAGCTTGAAGAACCTGAAGAGTCAACAGAAACAGTAGAACCTGAAATTGATCTAAGTTAGGTGGATAAGCCATCAATTGCTATACCCTCTCTAGGACCAATGTTTATTCCTGGGAGGGTATCATTTGATTTACCTGTGGTATCTCCAGCTTCTCACGATCCAATCCTGATTCCAACGAAGGAACAGATGGAGTCGGTACTTGAGGAAGAGAAGGTTGAAGAGTCCGAAGAATCAGAAGATAATTCAAGTTCAAAGGAAATAGGACCGAAAGTAAAAACACCCCAACCACAGATCCCCCTGCCAACACCCATAGAAACCGTACCATCTGAAGAAGTCCTAGCTACGTTCACTATACCTCTTCTGGGAATGGAGATGGCTATACCCACTCCAGAGGTAATTACTACAAGTGTTGTAGCGGCTGGTACTGCATCAATAATTACAGTAGCTGGTGGTATGGCTACTCAGACTGTTGTTAATTACTTAAAGAAGATATTCAAGAAGATCTTTACTAAGGTTCTGAAGAAGGAACTTCAAAAGCCTTCTGATTCCGAAGAACATAAGAATCAATCGAAATAATATCCCCACAGAGTCCAAACATAGGACTAGCAGGATTAATCATATAACCAGTCGAATAGAGCTTTGCACACTGATTAAACCTAATAAGCTCTCTGTCGTAGTTGACCTTTAAATTCTCTGCGTCAGCCCTTGCTATATTCCTCTGTACTAGCTCTTTACAGCTTGTCTGGTATTCAGCCCCCAAAGGCACCATAAAGCTCATCTGGAAGCCCCATCCTTGGCTTATAGAGTACGCTTCAGATTGAGAGTCATTACCTGTATAAAACGGTGTAAAGGACATCGAAGGAGTTGAGCAAACGATGTTCCTTCCATAATAATTCTTAGAAGTAGCACCCTGATTAACCTGCATATTTTGGTTAATGATGCTGCTATTCCCTACAGCGTTAGGAGCTGCTATAGATTGATTAGCCTCTTCTTCCTCTGCTTTTACTGGACCTACTGAGAGAAGACCGATAAGGAGGTAATAGTGGAGGTTGTGGTGATGGTTTCTGATATATCGTGTTGTTCGACTAAACCAGCATCCCTTGTTGTTATATTCAGTGACCACGGTAAAGCTGCATCAGTAACAGTATAAGTGGCATCTGTAGGTGTAATTGTAGTAGAAGGGGTGACGTTAGTTCCTTCCCAAGTCTTAACCGTAGAACCATAAACCTGTATTTGATGTGTTCGAGTTACGTTCTGGGTAGTGTTTGTAGTTGAGTTAGAACTTCCTGTTGTAAAAGCAGGTGTAACTTGATTAGCGTTTGCTGCCACTGGGGTTAACAGCACTAAAAGTAATAATAACTTTTTCATACTTTTGTAACCTAAGTGTTGTCGTTTCTTACAATCTTAATCGGAGTTTCTATAATTACCTTCTGACAATGACCGCCATTCCCATTTTCTTTATCTTTCTTTTTTGCATCAATACCAAAGGTAGCTAAAGCACTTCCAAATAGAAAAGTTATAAAGCTAGTATCTTTAGGCTGTTGTGGACCTAAAAAGGGGAAAGTTATATAATTTAAACTAATGATAAATCCAGCCCACACCACTACTCCTAATCTTACAAATGTACTGATTAGTAGGAACTGAGCCTCATGATCTTCATCCTTATTTTTCTCGTTTTCTTCCATGCCCTTTAAATCAGATAATCAGAGAAAGTATCTCTATGCTAATAAACCTAGCGTAGCAAAAAAGTACTCCCAACACTCAAAACCTAAAAAAAGTGCCAAAATGGTATCAGCCTATAAAACTAAGTAAATGCCTGGACATTACAGTGGAGACAGAGGAATGACTTCTGGCTTAGGTAAGAAAACTTGGGTCTCAATGGGAGGACCAAGACTACCTAAAGAAACAAGCGGTGGCGGTGGAGCAGGATCAGGTAAAAAGATCAAAAAACCTGGCGATGTTAATTTACCCTTTGGTAGCGGTAAAGCTAATACTGCACCTAAAGCGTAAGATGCTCTAAACTACCTTGAAAGCTTTCCAGTTTAAACAATGGTCCTCCTAATCAAGCCTGTTCTGCTTGCGTTTGTTAAGTCAGATTCAGTTAAAAAGCTCATCATTGATTTGCTTAAAAAACTTGTATCTACCACAGACAACACAATAGATGACCAAGCTGTAGCTCTCATTGAAAAAAACTTATTCCCTAAGAAATAATGGCTAAAACTAAACCAGGTCCAGCTAAAACTTGGGAATTACCTCATGGTAAAGGTCAAGGACCAAGACCAGGTAATCATACCCTTCCTCCTCTTAAAGCCGATAGGGGTATAACAAAAGCACCTAAAAAGAACTATGGCTAGAAAGAAACTAGAAGGGATGGCTACGGAGAGTGAACTACACTCTCTCCATCGTTTAGTAGCATCTAAGCTTGTCGATCAGCTTCACAGCGATAACGTTAAAGCTTCTGATATTGCTAATGCCGTTAAGTTCCTTAAAGACCAAGGTATTACTCTTGATAAGGGTGGTGACGTTTCAGCTATTACTGAAATGATTGCTGATCTTCCTGAGATTGATATGTCTAAGGTTAAATCTTACATAGCTCATTAGTGGCTAGTAGTAACCACAAACAGATTATTAAGGAAGCAGTCGATAGCTTTCCAGTGTTTGCTACGCATCTCTGGCACTTCTTACGGCTGCCTAGTCCTACTCCTGTTCAGTACCAGTTAGCTGATTACCTTCAGAACGGTCCTAACAGGAGAATTATCATGGCCTATAGAGGCTGCGGTAAAAGCTTCCTCACAGCAGGTTACGTCCTCTGGAGGCTGCGGAAAGACCCAGATACGAAGGTATTGGTCATCTCAGCAGCTCAAGACCGTGCAGACGCTTTTAGCGTCTTCTGCCATGACCTACTTAGAAACTGGTTCATGGTACAAGATCTCTTCCCTGGAGACACTCAAAGGTTCTCTAAGGTTGCGTTCGATGTCTTTGGTTCTAAGCCTGACCAAAGCCCTTCAGTACGCTCTAGTGGTATCTTCGGACAAATCACTGGGTCTAGGGCAGATCTGATCGTAGCTGATGACGTAGAGACCCCTCAGAGTTGTGAAACTCAACTCATACGTGACAAACTACGTGAAAGCATTAAAGAATTTGATTCAGTTATAAAACCTGGTGGACAAATAGTTTTCCTTGGTACTCCTCATACCCAAGACAGTATTTACGCCAAACTAGAACTAGCTGGTTATAGAGCTAGAATCTGGCCTGCTCTTTACCCAACAGCTAAGAAACTTAAAGACTATTACGGTGACCGTTTAGCTCCCAAGATTGAATCTGATCTTAAACAAGATAAAACTCTTGCAGGTCACCCTACAGATCCTGGGAGGTTTGGTTGGGAGGAACTAGAAGCTCGAAAGGAATCTATAGGACGTTCCACGTTTAACCTCCAGTTCCTTCTTGATATTAGCCTCTCTGACTCTGAACGTTATCCTCTTAAGCTTCAAGATTTATGTATCTTTAGATTGAACAGAGAACAAGGTCCAGATAAAGTCATCTGGAGTGCTAATGGTGATAAAGCTTTAGATCTCCCTTCAGTGGGTCTTCACGGCGATCTCTTTTACAAACCTGCCCAGATCGGGTCTGAATTTGTTGAATATACTGGCGTTGTTCTTGCTATTGACCCTGCAGGGAAAGGCTCCGATGAACTCGGTTATGCCGTAGTCGCCTACCTTAACGGTAATCTCTTTCTCCTTGCCTCTGGTGGCCTTAGAGGTGGTTACAGTGAAGTTAATCTTAAAAAACTCACTCTCATTGCGAAGGAGTACAAGGTTAAAGAGGTACTCGTAGAAAGTAACCTTGGACTTGGTATGTTTAGTGAGCTTCTTAAGCGTTACCTTGGAACTATCTATCCATGCAGTATCGAAGAGGTCAGACACACAAAACAAAAAGAACTGAGGATCATTGAGACCCTTGAGCCAGTCATGAACCAACACAGGCTCATGGTAGATACCGACATAATCGCTAAAGATATTGCTACCACTGAAGTGTACCCAAGCGAAACCAGATCGCAGTATCAACTCTTTTGGCAGATGACCAGAATTTCCAAAGAGAAGAACTCTATAAGACACGATGACCGCTTAGATTCTTTAGCTATGGCTGTTCAGTACTTTACTGAAAATATGGCACTTACTGAACAAAAAGCAATAAAAAGTAGAGAAAAAGAACAGTGGGAACTAGAACGTCAGTTCATTCAAGGTGAAGGTGGCCTGAATGTAGGAACACTTGGTTACGCAAAGAGCCTAGAAGACCTCCAGAAGGCTTCCAGTGCTGTCTTAGGGGGTTCTAGCTGGTTAGACTCCATGTGAATGGTTTTGATGCCCTTAGAGAGCCTTTAAGGTTTAAGTTTCTTAAAGTACGACCTCTAGAAAGAACAAACTTTTTACTTGACTTTTACCTTTAACGTATATAATTAACTTATAATGACTTATAAGTGTTTTATAAATGGGTTTATAATCGTACTCTTAAGCATCATTAACGTTTAAACCTTATTATGGCTAGAAACTATAGAGAAGAATACGATAATTACCAAGGTAAACCTGAACAGATTGCTAATAGAAGTAGTAGAAATAAAGCTGTTAGAGCTAAAACTAAACAGTTAGGCTACAAACCTAAAGGTGATGTAGATCATAAAAACGGTAACCCTAAAGATAATTCTCCCTCTAACCTTCGTGTAAGAACCGCTAGTGCTAATAGAGCTGATAATAAGCCTAGAGGCCGTAAAGGGTATGGTTGATGTGCTTCTATGGCTCTTAGTGGCTGGTTCAGTGGTCGTAATGGTTAAACTGTGGTTATTACTAGATATTTACTAGGTAAAATCTTTTTATTTCGCATTTTTGAGCAGTAGTTAACGATAAGGAGTGTGTGCCAACCCCCCGACCGGCATAATGGCGGTACATTTTATACATATCGAGGTTTTTCCACAGGACAATCTATCATCTGGCACAGGATGACTTGACAGGCTTTTCCACAGGCATGTGACGATTTTCCAGGTGGCACAAGGCTAGAAATTTATGTTTATTTTTTTATTTACACACGACCACGGCCAA